TTACAATACTGGTCATTCTCTATCTATAACAGGGACAAATTTAGAAATAGATGGATCAACAATGTTGCCTAATCCTACTGACATTACTCAAACCATAAATGGAACAACTTACACATGGACTGGAGCAGATTTAACAACAATGCCCAATGTTTCAATCAAAAATGCAGGGGCAGCATTTCAAATGAACCAATCTTATCAAGGGCCAGGTTTAGCCAACATAACAAACATAACTCGAACCACTCAGGTAGAAAGCGTTACAGAAACTACCTCTACATTCTCTCAATAATATTTGCATTAAATCCTTTAAAAGTATTAGCAAATACCTCCCAAACAGCAGCTCCCGTAGCCAATTCCAGTGGTTCCGTAACGAACATGGCGATTCAATCGCTTCAAGGAAATATGATACAAAATCAGTATGGTAATGGAATAGTTTGTCAAGGGCCAATGTTGACTGCATCTCCATTCTTAACTGATAGTTTCCAGCAACAATTACCACATGAGTATTGGTATCAAGCTCCTGTCTACGATGACGATGGAACTATTATTTACTACCAAGATATTCGTACAGGTCAGAAAGATTCTGCAAGTTTAAATTGGGGATTTTCAATTACATTTAGTCTTCCATTGGATAACTCTTTACAAAGGCGTTGTAAGGAGATGGCTGACACTTGGTTAGCTATAAAAAAACAAGACCTTTCTGACAAGCAACTATCGTGGCATGTGGCTCGTCTAAAAGAGTGCGGTCAACTAAAACTCTCTGGGATAGAATTTTCAGAGGGTTCCGTCTTCTACTCATTATGTGAAGATGTCCTTGTTAAACCGAAGATGGGACAAGTGCTTCCTCACAGACATAACATTCCTCCTATTTCTTCTTCTTCTTCAAAGGAGGCAGACCTCGTTTCTCCCGATAAGAAGTAGTTCG